TGGCGGAGATGGAGAGATTAAATATACCACTTCACACCACTTTTTATTGTTTTATAAAACTACTCGCAAACCACGCATTTACGTCATTTAAGCCGTTTTTCTTGCTCCGTGTTTCACAAGCATATATTTACAATTCAGCTTTATCGTGTATAATTCGTGTACGCAAAAACAGCCGCCTCAGACCCATAAAAGTCCGAGACGGCTGAAATTCTACCTACTTAATCTTCTTTGTAATCTCGTCGCTGAGCTTCTTGATGAAGTTCACGCCTGCAATGCCATTCTCGCTGTACCCCCACTTTTTCAGCAAGGTATTAACTGCCTTTGCAGTACCTTTTCCGTATGTACCGTTCTTATCCATACCTACGTTGTGAAGCTTGACCGCCTTTGCAATAAGCAGCAGCTCCTTGAGCGCAAGCACACCGTTTGTTTTGTTGCCCTGCTTGTAGCCTGTCTTGTCAAGCACTTTCGCACTTATCTTGCTCTGGTTCTTTGGTCTCAGGAAGCCTGCAATGTGGTCGTAAGTATGCTTGACCTTAGTGCAAGCTTTTCCGCTCCAGTTTTGGTCATACGAATAAAAATAACTCGTGTTGCCCTCACCGGTGCAGATTGCTATGTGACCCCAGCCGCCATTCAACGTGCCTGACCATATCGCTACATCACCCTTTTTCGGCACGAAACTTGGCGTGTTCTTTACCTTTGTGAAATTTGCTTTCAGCCAAGTGTTCTTATCGAATAAATCCCAAAAATGGTGAGCGTCATACCAGAAATTCTTGATACCTGATCCGAAGACCTCGTTGAAATATGCCGTTGCAAGGTCTACACACTGTTTGCCTGCTGCTCCGTCATAGTCAACGGCTACGCCATTGTGCTTCTTGATAAACTCATCGTAATTCATTGTTATTCCTCACTTTCGTTTGTATCCACTTTGTTTTCAACTGTGATTTTAAGCTTGTGTACTATCTTCACCAAGAATGACGGCAATGGTATACCTATCACCGCAAGATTTTCCAAGATAGAAATACATTCATTGATGATAAACCATATCGTCACGATAAGACCGAAGTAAAAGCTGACGTTTACCTCAATGCCTATCTGCGAAAGTCCTGAGATAAAGAGCCAATCAAGTACGCCTGACACCGCCACCACAAATATGTAGCCGACCTTTTTAAAAAGCCCTTTAAGACCGACACGGCTTGACAGCTCGCCCCTATTCCATGCTTTCCACATTCCTGTAATGTAGTCAATAATCATAACAAGTACCAGAATGACTATAGGTATCGCCATGACACGGAAATATGCTGACAGCCCTGCGGCTATCGCTGATATGATGATTTTTGCTGTGTTTTCTTTCATTACTGTTCCTCACTTTCGTATGCTTGTCCCGTGATTGTTGTATACTCCTCAGCCGTGATCCACTTGCCGACGGCAGCGTGCACCATAGCAACCGACCACAAACAACTGTCATAGTATCTCTTGACCTTGACGTAGTTCTTACTCATCGCTGCTCACCTCCAACTCAACACCGTTCAGCATAGCCAGAAAATCAACGTTTGCCTTTATCCTGTCTATCTCGGTTACCTTTGGTTTGTTGAAGTTATCTTCCGTCAGCCCTATGCTCTCAACCATAGATTTTTCTAAATCCGTCATGTTGTACCTCCTATCTCTGACAGTTTCACGATATACTCTTCCTCACTTGGAACTGGTATTCTGTAATCGTCATTACCACCTTTGAACGTGATTGAACCGCCTGTTTCGACCGTCAAATTTCGCAGGAAATCATCGTCAATCAGGGTTGATATGTCGGTGACGATTGGGGATTCCAATTCGTAATATAGCATTACACCCTGCATTGCCTGTTTGAATGCGGTGGCATCGGTGTAGGCGGTGTCGTTTACATAGACATATCCGTCAATAGTCGCATTGGTTGCTATGCCCACAGGTGCTGCGTCACTCCATACCTCATTTTGCGATTTTGCTAAATATTTTGAACATAATATATTCGATGCAATAGCAGAATTATACGACAATTTCTGTCCACAAATTTTCCGTGACGATGCTATGAAAACTGTCTGGGAGCTAATTCCACCACCAGCAGTCCACGTCAGCGTTCCCAAATCAACGCTGTTCACACACTGAACGTATCGTTTATTTTCATAGTCCACGTAGTTTCGTGCCGTTCCTGCCGACCAGCCGTAGCCAGGCAGTGCCTTGATAGCTTCGGGGATTGGGAAGGCGGTATCACCCACAGCGACCTCTGTCACCCCAGCACTGACTATTTCGCCAGCATTATACGGATAGTAGGTAGCTGGGAACATGGCTTCAAATTCTTCCACAGTTGTGGGCTCGTTGCCTGAACCGAACATGGCGGTGAGGTCAAATAGCTGTGGTGTGATTTGAAAATTCACAGTAACGTCAGCGTCAAGACGTAATCGCATCTCTATGGCGTTGTCTGCATTTGTAAATATCGTGCCTTTGCCATATTCGTAGAACCTTTTGTCTGTTTCAGATTCGTTATTATAAAAACCATTAAAATTAGATAATTCGGCTGTATCACTAGCATGGGAATGAAAAAGATATTTGTGTCCTATGATTGCCGTCTGAACAGGTACAATTCTTAGAAAAACTACATTTGTTGACGTTCCACTAATCTGTAGTGTTTTGTCAGTTAGCTTTGCTCCTGTAACACTCGCAGATTTTGCCTCTATCAGTTGTGATATCAGCTGATTCCACACGATTGACCTACCACTCACAGACTTCACCGACATCAGCTTACCGCCTGTCGGCACTGTCTTCTGATATGCCGTATCTGTATCAGTTTCAAACCGGTGCGTCACACCCTGACCTATGTCAAACAGTGCGTCCACACGTCTTTGCAGTTCCTTGTCGGTCAGCTTTACGCTAGCTATCTCTGCTGTATTCTCGGCAATCTTTGCAACTGCCGTAACATAATCTTCAGGCAAACTATCAGCCACCGCCTGTGCTGTCTGTGCGGCGGTTTCAGCAGCAGTTCTGTCCTCTGCGACCTTAGCTGCGTTTTCTGCCACATTAGCCTTGTCGGCTGTCACCTGTTCTGCCAACGCCTGCACAAGAGGACCTGTGTTCTGTATAAGTGCTGTTGCAATGGTTGTAATGGCTGTTATAGCCGCCTGCGTTATCGTGCCGATATTATCAGAAATGCCTTTTACGAGAGCCTGAAATATCTGTGTGCCTGCTTCTATGAGTTGCGGAAGCAGGTCGCTCACAAGCTGTGGAAGCTCGGCCGCTATGTCAGGAGCCAGCTCACTTATAAGCGTTGTGACCCCTGAAAGAGCCTGCTTTATGACAGGCAGAATGTTCTTTGCAAAGGTTTTTACTGTACTTACCATTTCCTTGATAAGATTTTTCAGGTCAGCGTTTTTGTCGCCCATTCCTGCCATAAGGTTTGCCCACGCTGCTTTCACAGAACCAAGAGAGCCGGAAACTGTTGTTGCCGCTTCCTTTGAAGTTGTGCCGGTGATGTCAAGGTCGGTCTGTACCTTGTGGATAGCCTCTATCATTTTGTCAAATGACACGCTGTTGACGGTCTTTTCATCGACTTTTATTGAATCCCCAAGCACGCCCGAATCGTTGATGAGCCTTGCCATTTCCGACTGTGTGCCGCTATAGCCGAGCTTTAAGTTATCAAGCATGGTATAATTCTGCTTTGCAAAGCCCTGATATGCGTTTTGAATAGATGATATGTCAGTACCCATTTTATTGGCATTGTCCGACATATCCACCATTGCTTCATTGGCTATCTCAGCCGCCTGTGCAGTGTCACCGCCCAAGCCTTGCAAGAGTGAAGCAGAAAAGCTTGTGACGTTCTGCATATAGTCATTAGCCGATATTCCTGCGGTCTTATATGCCTCACTGGCGTACTTTACGATAGTATCGGCGTTATCCTTGAACAGCGTTTCTATACCGCCTATGTTCTGCTCATAGTCCGCATATGCGCTCGCAGAGCTTTTGACTATAGCACCTATGCCTGCGCTTGCTGCCGATATAGTTGCTATACCAGCTTTTGCGGCAAGTGCAAAGCCCTTTTTGATAGTGCTTCCAAAACCTGAAACGACCTTGCCGCCAAGAGAACTTCCAAACTTGTGACCATCGGGCATACTATCCCCGAACGCTCTTCGCAGTTCTGACGCAAGCCCTTGCATAGACGGAACTATCTGCACATATGCCTTGCCTAGCTGTGTGCCGTTTCCTTCTGCCATGTTAGTCCTCCTTTCCTAAGATTTTTCTTCTTGCTTCCTCATAATCCTCACCGCTTCGGAACGCTGTTATCTCACTGTCGCTGTCATTCTTGCCTATAAGCTTTTCAGCTATTGACTGCGGCCTGTTCACACCTCTTTGACCGTCCTTTGTCTGCGACCAACATATCCATTGCAGGCGGTCAAATATCAGCGCAAGCAGTATTTCAGAAAACGAGCCGCCAACACCATTGAGCTTGCGCTTGACCCGTGATGAACTGTCAAGACCACAAAGAAAAGTCGCCACCTTTCGTGCAGGCAGCGACTTGTAGTCGTATATGTGATAATACTGTGCCATATCGCAATCAAACTCATCAGGATAGCGCTCCATGACAGCGGCAAGGACTAGGAGTTTTTTGTCTTAGGTGTCTGGAAGATCTCCACGATCAACTTTGTTATCTCTTTAGCCGATACATAGCCGCACTTTTCTCTTATCTTTGCAAAAGCTTTTTCTTTCTTGCTTCCCAAAGCGGCGTCAACTACCTTGACATATGCAAGAGGGTCGCCCTGTTCACACTTACCGACAGCTTCGATAAACTCATAGTCGTCAAGGGTCTTCTCCTCTATTTCAAACTCAAAACCGCTTTCTGTCTTACCTGTCAGCATAGGTTATTCCCCCTTTTTCATGTACTCATAGTGCGTGTTGCCGTTCTCATCAGGTGTGGCTGTGATAGTCAGCTCATAGCCGATAGGCTCATTGTCTTTGTAGGTGATGTCAGATATCTCCGTCACCTTGCCGAACGGAACGACCACTCTTTTCAGTACGTTATTTTTCAGTATCATATCGAACACGAACGCCTGATCTTCATGCTCGGCACTGTTTACCTTGATAGTCAGGCCAGTGTCAAGGTCGCCCGAAACATTGCTGCCATTGTAGACAGTTTTCAGCACATCTGTATTGGTACATTCTATCAATTTGACCTTGAAAGTGTCCGTCTTTTCTGTCTGTGGTGTGTCTACGATATCTCCGCCCCAGGCTTTGATGTTTTCAGTAGAAATGCCAGAACTGTTTGTTACACCGTCCTCTGAACAGTAGCCCAAACTTTTGAACGCTGCGTCAAGCACTGTTGTTGCATCTGTTGGCAGTGTAGATCCTGTGACCGCTGTGAAAACCGCTCCGCCTACCTTTGGCTTGCCTGTTGATACGTTATCTTTGTTGTTTGCCATAGTATTATCACTCCTCGTCGTAGTAGGTTACATCGAATACCGCCTGATAGCGATATCGCTTTGTTTCCGTATCTGTATAGTTGTAGTCTGACGTGCACGCACAGCGGCATATATCGCCCTGTGACACGCTTTCAGACATCGCCTTTTTAACTTTTGCGTTAAGCTCTGCCGCCCCGTATAGGCTCGCTGAGTAGCTCTGAACGGCTATGGTGGCAGAGGTGATAAAATCATTCTCTGCCGAGCCTAGCTTGTCGATAAGCACATACTCTTTTGGTGGGTTTTTAGGTTCTTCAAGATAAACTGAAACGTCAAGCTTTGCCCCCAGCCAGTCAAGAATTTTTTTCTCTATCACTTGCCAAGCACCGCCTTTAAAATTGTGTTATCTCTAAGATTAGCACGCTGAGCCTTCTTTGTCTTAGCCTTGACGATAGCGACCTTACGGCGCATTTTCGGGTATCTTGTCCATGTGATAGTATACGCTTTATGCCCCGTGCCAAGACGTTGAACGGCTCTGTCAGCATAGCCCTTGACCATGTTTTCAACAGATGCAGAGCAGAGAAACGCCGCAACTGCGTTGTGGTCAAGCTCTATCTTAACTTTACTCATAGCGTTCCACCTTTACTTTCTTGTTCCATTGTAAAGGGATATTATCATCAATGCCCTGCGTAGGGATACCAACAGTTTTGAACGTCATTCCCCAGAACTCGACTTCTGTGTCTTCCCAAACGTGTGTATCTCCCTTTGGTATAGCGAGCACATAAGCTATGCGTTTGCCCGATAGGTTAAGCTCGTTTACAACGTCCTCTGCGGAAGGCTCGCCCACAAGCACGTTTTCGACAACTTCCTGAGATACCTCATATGTAGGTCTGTTGAAGCCGTCAATGCCTTTCTGCGTTCTTACAGAAAGCTTAACAGGTATGCCTTTGATGCTTAGTCTCATACGTCATATACCTCCATAGCTCCGTATCTCTGCCGCATAACGCCCAGTTCTTTCAGCTCGTTTCTGAGGAAATACAGCTGCTGTCCTGCATTGAGATATGTCATTGATACTGAGTAGCCCATAGCCGATTGTGAAGCCTGCGAAGTCGCAGGAGAGCTGTCCGCAATGGTGTCTACAGCTCTCAGCGTGGCACGAACTATGATATCTTTTGCCACAAGTTCTACGTCAGGTTCATCGGCTATCATAATGTCAAGATCTTTGCCATATTTCTTGCAGGCAGTTGAAAGCTTTGCGCAGGCGACAGGCAGCAGAGCCGCCGCCTTTTCCCGCTCTTCAGTCGTGAGCTTTCGGCCGAGCCTTATAACGTCCTCGATAGTTGCGTACTCTGCCGCCATTTATGCCGCCCCCTTATTCAGCTGCTGACTGAATGACAGCAAATGCAGACTTGTCGAGAATGCCCCAACCGATATATGCTTCGGCTCTGATGTATACCTGATTGTAGCCTTTGAGGTCCTGTCCGCTGTTGTCAGGGTCGCCGTACTGAATGATCTCCAGTGGAATATTCTTTGCGTAACCCCATTTAAAAGCTGACACAAAGTCGCCCACAATAGCAAGGTCCTTGCTTGAATTGAACGAAACAGTGTTGTTAGTAACTGTCTGAATGCCGTTCATAGAAGTCGGTGCATTGCCCCAAGCAAGGTCAGGATAGATCTTTCTGCCGCTTGTGTCCACCATTTTTGCAAGGTCAGATCTGAATGACGGAGCCATTGTAAGACCGGATATGTCATACTCGTTGCCCTGCACTGCAGCGATAGCCTCCTCGATAAGAGCGTCAGGTGTCTTTGGTGACGTGCTGTCCTGCTTTATCACAGTTACGCCGTTGTCGAAATGGTTTGTACCTATAAGCGTAGAAGCTGTCTTGGCTCTTGGATTAACTCCGTGAAAAGCCATGATGTCAAGACCTCTTGCAGCCTTTTTTGCAAAGCCGTTAGAGAAATTTCTCAGAGTATCTATCTGCTCTTCCTCAGACGCATAAAGAAACTCGTCGGAGATCCTTGCACCGTATTCTACCTTGAGAGGGATTATCTTCACAGGTTCAAGGGCAGCGCTACCTCTTGTCTTTTTGCCGTTCTCAGCCACAAGGTCTACCTCATCGTCCATAGTGAAGATGAACTCCTTCTGACCGTTGAAGGGGATAGGTGTCTGAGCGCAAAGCGTGGCAAGGGATGACTTGCCCTTTACCTTGTTGAAAAGCTCCTTAACGAGTACCGGGTCGAAAAGTGTGCCCTTTGAAATTACGTCTGCCATAAAATTACTTCCTTTCTGTATTTGGTTTTAGTTTTTCAGACCTGCAAGCAGGCTCTTATATGCCGCATTCTTGTCGTCTGCGTGATTGTGTTCTGTGTGACCAAGAGGAGCTGTCTGCTTTTTGCCGATAAACTTTGCAAATGTTTCAGCGTCCTTCTTGATAGCTTCTTCTGTGTCTCCCGAAAGCTTGTTCGCAAGCTCATAAGGAATACCGTTTTCGTGGGCAATTCTCATTTTTACCGAGCTGGTCTCGTATGCCTTGTTCTTAGCCGTGAGGTCTGCGATAGCTGTATCCTTTTCCGCAAGCTTGCCTGTAAGGTCGGTGATCTTGCCGTTAAGGTCGGCTGTCTTTGTCTTGAAGTCGTCAGGGGAAATGTAACCCTCAAACTGTTTCTTGACTGTGTCCGTGTTGCGGTCGAGCCTTGCCTTTATCGCATTGTCGAAGGCTTCCTGTGTTGTTATAGCTTCAAATTCTGCCATAGTGTTTCCTTTCCCCGCTTTACCCTGCGGTGTAGGTGATATACAACAAGCTGTTACCAGCTTATTTTCTGTACTTTCTTTTTATCTGATGAATTTGCACACGCCCAGTGAGCAAGCACCACCGCCTCAAGCAGTGATATGTCAGCACCCTCAAGAATTGAGGTATAGCCAAAACCTCCGCCTGAGCTTATAGCTCTGTGCTCACAGTTTGCAATGACTTGTTCAAGGGACGGCTGATCTGCGTGACAAATATCCTGTGCAAATACTCCTCGTTCAAAACCTGCTGACGAAGTGATCACATCAGCGACTTTCGGCAGGATAGGCTTGCGCTTGATACCTGCGTTCTTCATATCTGCCGCAAGCAAAGACTGTCCGTTTGCGCCGTCAATGACAGTTTCACGCATATGCGGATTGCGCAGATATGCGATTATCCAGCCGTTTCCCTCTCTTACAGGGCGGCAGTCGATAGCCTCGACAAATATCTTGCCGTCGGTTGTTTTTGCAGCGACAGCCAAAGATACGTTATCCGTGACCTTTGCATACTTAATGCCGAAAAACAGTTCTCTGCTGATATTGGGCTTGCCAGTGATACAAAGTGCCTGCCACTCGCCCTTGCTTATAGCCGACTTTTGGTTGTAGGTCAGCCACAAACCTAAACGCTGAATGTTATCGTCAACCTGATCGTCTTTCGGGTCGCCAAGCTCAGAGCGTATCTTACGTTCAGTGAGGATAGTGCCTAAAGACGGGTTAGTGGCATACCACAGCTCAGGATCATGTGCATTTGTGAGCTTTGGCACGGACCATTCAGCCCAGCCGTCGTCACCGCCTTTGCCCGATATCGTCTTCTGTCGGTATTTTGTGAAAACTGTGCCGGCAGACACCATTGTTGGAGGTGTTCCACACATCAACGTCTGAGGATTTTGGCTGTCTGTAACGACATATTTTAGGGCTGTTTCTTGGTCGGTGGTGTATTCCTGCGCTTCGTCAATGATGAGCAGGTCATAGCCTTCACCAAGTCCGCCCTTTGATGAACGTGTGCGGAAATTAATAATTCCATCACCCTTGAGCCACTTGATGCACTCAAGACCAAACTGCTTTGCGGTCTTGAAGTCCTCTTTTTCAAGAAAACCCATTTTTGTGATACGGTCGATTATCTTCTCCCATGCCGAATGTGATGTTGTAGTTCGGTGGGCGGTGTAAAGAACACGCTCGCCATTTTGCAGACCATAGATTGCACGCATGATAAGCAGCTCTGACTTGCCGTTACGTCTTGGTATCGACCAGCCGAACTTCATGTGTTTCCACAATCCCTCATCGTCCACCGCCATGATGTCATAAAGCATTAGCTCCTGCCACTCCTGTGCGGTGCGCCCCGATTTGTTGTACATTGTGATAGCCTCATCGCCTTTGGTCTGCTCATATGGCAACACTACCGATATGGTGGGGGTCTGCCTGCCGACTCTCTTATCCTCAATAGGGAATTACCTCCTTTGGATATGAAAAAAAGCACCCGTTAAGGTGCTAAGTTCCGATGTTTGGGTATAAAAATACCGCCTCGCCGTAGCGGAGCGGTCAAGCATTATTGTTTTTAAAATCTTCTTTAGAAATTTTTAATTCGCAAGTACACCTATCTTTGGCTATTTCTAACGGTATGCCTTCCATATATGCAGAGCAATAATTTTTTTCTTCGTCATTTTCGTGTCCGACTATTATCACATCATCACCACTTTGACGAAGTGCTTCCATTTCAGCATCATAAAAAATGCATTTTTTACATTGTTTCATTTTGTCAATGCCTCCTTTAACATTTGCTCAATATAATCAGGAAATTCTTCTCCGTGGTAATGCGCACAAAAACATTCTGCAAAAAACTCGTGACTGTTCGTGCTTGCATACTGCGAAATGTTATAAATATCGCCTGTCTGCTTTGCCTTGCGAAAAGCATCATCAACCATGCTTTTTATTTTCACACTTCTTGGATCACCATAATTTTTACAATACAGACCTCTGTTTATTTGTCCGAAATATTGATCTGCAATAATGTGCCCATATTCATGTGCTACTGTTGCTTTTACCGCATTTGTGCCACTGAATGTGCTTGACATACTCCATCGAGTATATTTCATGCCTTCTTCCATTTGAGCAAGTTTTCTCTTTAATCCTCTTACCTGTGCAGCACTATATTTGCCACTGCTTATTGCTGCTTGATATTCAGGAATAAGCTTGGCAATTTGCTCATTCCTTGTTTTCCAATCGGTAACCATTGCTGGTGGTTCGTTAAGATATTTAGTGCTTATATCCAAGCCTCCACCATTTGCTTGAGCGTTTGCTTTTTTTAGTGTTGACGAACAATTTATATCTTGTAACTTATCAACGGGGTATTTTGCAGTTAAGTCAGTTAATGTTTCATTCACCGTATTAAGTGAATTGAGATTTTTGACATTTTTCACGTTAACTTTGTCGGCAAATTTTAGTGTATATTCCTTGGCATTTTCAATGGTATCAGCAGGAATGAATTTAGCCATACTGCTATTTTCCTTCATTATACCACTTATGCCACGTTTGTCAAGCCTCGCAGGCTGTCTTGAACCGGCTTTCTTCATCTGCTCAAGCTCTTCATCTGAGATGTCCCACTTGGTCTTGCTCCACACGTTTTGTGCCTTTCTGCCGTTGAGGTATGTAACAGTACAACCGCAGTTATCATGTCTGCGGTATACGTCTTTTGGAACATCTTCGGGATAGTGATATTTACCTGCAAGCTTTGAACACCACTTACAGCAGCCGCCGTGATCGTTGCGAATGATATAGCAGTCCAGTCCTGCATCAGAACGAAGCTTCACGTTTTTTTGAACATAATCGGTGTAAAAACTCTCGGTGATGTTCTGCGCCGGAGCTGTCATTCGCCGTATCATCACTTCTTCTGCAATATCCGGTACAGAAGCCGCATTGACTACCGCCTGCACACGCTCGGTAGGGAAGGCAGCCTGCTGAGGTGTGATGTTTATGCCCGCTGTTTTGTCAAGTGCCTTTTGGCATTCTGCGGCAGCGGAGTTTATAACATCGTAGTTGTCCTTGAGTACGCCCGTGAGTATGGTATCGGCAATGTTGTAGTACATCTTGCCATCAGGCAAAGCGCTTGCATTCACATATGCTCCGATAGCTTGCGAAGCACGAAGGCCGAGCCTTTTTGAAAGCAGGGCGACTTCTTCCATTTCCGCAGTACCACCATCTATTTTCTTCAAAAACGATTGAATGTACTTGTCAGCTCTGCACCTGCTTTGAAACTCAGCACGGATTTTTTTAAGCAATTCTGCGCCGATATCAGCCATTGTTTTCGCCCTCTATGCCTGTGAGCTGACGGATGCCCTTTGCACCCAGATAGTCAGGAACAGCCTGATTTATCTTCAAGATAGCATCGCCCACACCCGAGAGTGCGGCAGAGTCAGGTTCAAAAATAGGAAGCCACTGCGGTTTGATGTCACTGAAAGCATAGCGCATATAGGTCGTGTTATCACGAACGCAGGCGGCAAGATACGCCACGTTTAGAAAACCACTACCGAACGTCCTCTGCGCCTTGCGTGCGGTAAGTCTAAGATTTTCGTGTGCTGCTCTGATCGCTTCACAGCTGGCAGGGTTGGACGTTGCGAAGCCCAAGTCATCAAGGGTCAGCCCTGTTTCTCCGGCAAAAAGAGAAGCTATAGATTTAAGCTGTTCAGAGTATGGTGACATGGACTGCTGCTGAAACTGTCCGACAGTAGGATTGCCACCATCATCATCTTTGGTGATAGTCAGCAGTGAGGACATTGTTGCACCCCATTTGTCCATTTTCTCTATTTTCTCGGCATCATCCGAAAGACCGAGTATATATTTTTGTGGGAAGCTGTAAAACTCGGCTGATACTTCCGACCGCCTGAGCGTTCTCATAGCTTCCTGCACAAGCTCCATACACGCCCTTGATATCCTGCTGTGACCGAAAGGACGAACAGCGTCAGGACGGTATATGATAGGCACAAGCAGGGGATAAGGCGCAGGATTGTCATAAATCTCAACATCATAGCCTCTGCGATATATCTCTGTCTGTTCGGCGGTGAAGTAGGCTTCAATGGTGGGGTTGAAATTGTTATCCCTATCAAGCACTGCATAGCCCTCTCGGAGCATATTCGTGATAGGGTCGATAATGCCAGTAGCGTTACTGCCATCAATGACCTGCAAGCGTGGATAGCCTGTTTCATCAGCCGAAATATACACAAAGCAGCAGGAGGACACCAACGCTGAGAGAATAGCAGAATCAAAGAACACGTCACGATTATTGTTGTCAAATATCTCGTTTACGTAGAAAGTGTTGTCTTCGAAACTGTCAAATACTATTCTGTCCGCAAGGGTATCAACAGCCTTTGCACACCAGCCTAGCACAGGACGCATCCAGTTATAGCTTGGTGGTATCATTTTGCCCATGTCAGTAAGGCCGTTCTTCATGTGATAGTAGTCATAGCGCACATTGACCCTCGAAGCCTTTGAGGAGAGCTTCTTTTTCAAATATGCCATGCCTTTGTATTCGCTCATCTTGTATATCCTTTCCAGTTATTTCAATCCTGCGAGAAATATAAGCAGTGCGGCGGTGAAGGTCTTTTTTGACCTCAAAAGGGGGCATACCCCCCATATTGTCAATAATTTGTTAAAAATTCTTCCAATCGTAGCATTGTGGTAAAATTCGGTTGGAAATCAGTTCAAGAGACTGGTCAAACACCTGTTTTTCCACAAGTTTGTCAGATTTCTGACGATTACAACACCAATGCGCCAACTGCAAGTTTGAAATGTCCGAAGGGTGACCGCCTTTTGCTATGGGTATGATATGATCTATACAAGCCGACAAAGGGTGAGGATATTTCAAGGAAAAATCAACAGGCTTTCCGCAGATACCGCAGACTGTTTGGGTAGCGTAGATTTTCTTCTTGTTGATACGGAACTGCTGTTGATGTGAACCGCTTCGGTCTGGTCTTGGTATAGGCATAAGGTCACCTTCTCAACGCAAAAGCGACCGCAAAATGCAGCCGCTATGTTATTTCTTTCCAAGCTTTATGAGCTTGTCGTTTGCTGTTGTCTTACCTCGCAATACGAGTCCATCTTTACCGATCGTGCCGTGATGAGTCTTCGTTCTTTGATAAATATCATTTTTATCTGCTGATTGCATTCTGCCGCCATGAACTTTTTGAACAGTGGTTGCTCTTGAGTATTCAAACGAGATAGAACCGTCACCCTGCTTTTTAAAAACAGGTTTTGAATATCCATTCTTTTTAGCAACATTTTCGAAACGTTTCATAACTGTTCGTTGCTCTGACGTTGTACCACTAGCAACACCTATTCCGCTCGAACTTCCTCTACCACCCATTTATCCTGGCTCCTTTCCATTTATCCTGAAACGCTTTTATGTGTGCAATATTCCCCTTGCATTCGTCTGGAACATTGCCGTAAAACAATATAGTTTCCGGTCTAAGTTTTTCGCACATAACCTCATAACCTGATATGAATGCGGCTTTTGCAGCATTGTCATTCTGTGTTCCTATAGATGATACTGCCACCGTGCCACCCTTAGGTTCTCCGTCAAAACACCATTTGAATGACTTTTCGTCGCTCCAACATATAGTTGGAATAACTTCAATTCCGTTATCTTCCCAAAACGCACCGAGCCAATGCTTGCGGTAATGATTGTATATCTGCATTGCTGTCGGAAAATCAGCATATAGTGAAAAATCAGGAGTAAGGACACATCTGAAACCTTTGAGAATATCAAGATAGGCGGTCGGATTGTTCCAAAGCCTGAGAAATTGATAATCATCAAGAAAGAAATGTACTCCCTTATTCTGCCTGTTCTTTGTCGTCTTTGCATAATTAAAGCCAATAAGTTCAGGAAAATCTGTAATCTTTGAGCCTGTCAGCTGAGGTATATCATATTTACCTGCACCAGCATAAAAGCCGTGCTGTAAATTTTCATAGCGTTGTTTATTATTCAATTCAGCACCGCCTTTTTTTGTTTTCCAACGCAAAAGACACCCCATAGGAGTGCCTCTTGTGAAAATATTATAAGGAGTTTTGTAAATGGTGGAGCAGATGTTGAGCTGGCACGCTCTCGACCTGCATAAGCCCCTTACGGGGCTTAGAAAATTGGAGGTGACTTCAATGAAAGTACAAGTCTGAGGTACATCTACACTTTCCTCAGTTTAAATTATAACATAGTGAAAACCGACAAAACCGACAAATCAAGATTTTTTTGAAATATATCTTTTTATCTTCTTTTCAACTGCGTCCTCTGTGATTCTCCCACCGCTTACCTGCATAGCTATCTGCAAGTACGTCTTACCCTTGATGAATTTCAGCACGAACATTCGCCGTGTCTGATAGTCCTCTATCCCCTTGATAAACTCCTCCACAGACCTCTGCTCACGCTCTAGCCGAGCCTGCTCGCACAGCAATGAAAGTGTATCACCGCTTGGCAAGAAGCCGTCTATGCGTGTGCTGTGTGGTGTGTAGGACGGTGGAGTGCATACGCTGATACTGTCGGCAACGTACTTGCCAGAAAGCTCTGCCTTGATGTCCTCAATGGCTGAGGCGTTCCTGCGGTAGGCTTTCAGGCGTGACATGGTCATTGGGTCGTTTCTTTCCATAGGCTATCCCTCCTCGATATCCAACAAACTAAGCTGGTTATTTTTCATATCAAATACTCTGTCACGCCATTCAACGCCGATATAGTCAAGAACTCTTCCCCAGCCGTACTTTGTGCCGTCAGCATCTTCACAACACTTGTTCATCCAGAAATCCCACTCTTTTTCATTTCTTTCACGAAGCCTGTCAAATCGGTGAGGGCGCTGTTCCATATGTATGCCGAAACCGCACATTGAGCAGCCTGTACGCTGAGCCTTTGTTGTGCAAAGCTTTCCGTCAAAGTCACGTTTTATCTCGCCATAGATTGTAGGCACAGGCACATTCAGGTCAAGTGCAAGTTGTAGCAAGTCCTGCCTTGTAAATATGGCAAATGGCGCTGAACGTATCGTGCTTTTGCCAAAGTAATTGCAGCCGTTAAGCATTAGCGATTTTTCACGTCTGCCACCCTCACTTGCCATAAGTCCTAAGAACGGCACACTCTTGTGTTGCTTTGCCCAATCATCACACGGCTTTTCTTTCATCCAGAAGCAGCATTGTGATGATACCTTAAACGGCGGTATCTTGTAGTCAACGCCTTCGTTTTCATTTTCGTAACCGCCAAACAGTTCAAGCCAGCGCTGAGAAAGCTGCATTCTTGTGTGCTTGCGAAAACCGCCATACTCTCCCGTTTCACCCGTTATGATAGCGTGACGAACTGTCTTGTTCTTGTCCGTAGGGTGTGCAAGCAGTTCTATTTTTGCGGCTGTTTCTTTTGATAGTACAGGAAAACCATATTCCCGTATGATATCTATTTTTGACTTGTATGGGCTTAACTTTATCACACCAAGTTGCTCGTGTATCTGCTGAATAGATTTGTCTTCAAGACTAGATACCGATACACCTGGAACATAACTGAAACCACAGTAATCATGTATAAATTTCAAAAGCGTTATGCTGTCAAGTCCGCCTACCGATATGTGCGTGTTCAGATTTCTTTTGTCACACTCACGAATGAACTCCCTTACTCTGACCTCAGCGTATTTGACTTTGAACTCATACGGCATTTTCTGCTTAGTTTGGAAAGCTGCTATCTTCTGTTCATTGTCTTTGGTACGCTCCTCATAGCTTTTCACTTTTATCCCTCCTCAAATCTCGGGCATTCCGTCACAGTGTATGAATGCAACGTACCGCCCTTTTGTGCCTCGTACATCCTGTGCTGACGTGTCTTCCAACCCTCGACAGGTCTGCGGTCTATGGACCATGCACAGCCTGTGAGGTATTCTCCTGTTATCTTGTCCTTTGTCGGTACTGCGTGGCGACAGTGCCAACAGAGGGTGTGGTCAGTGTGTTTCATTCTCACACCTCAACTCTTCCAGCCTACAATACACCAACGTGTTGCCACAAGTCTTGTCAGCGATCTCTGCCTGATAGAAGAACTGACCTGTCTTACTGTTCTTGCGGATAATACACCCTGTCAGCTCGTAGCAGTCAGAGCCGTTGTAGCTCACCCTGCGTCCAAGACTTTTCTTTACCTCGTGTATCGTCATAGCTCCTCTATCCTCACATAAATGCCGGGTATGTCCGCCCAGAACTTTTCGCATATCTCACTCGCCACAAGCTGGTCGTCTGTCCAGAAATCAAGCTTTGTCATACAGTCCTTGAACATCTTCTGCAGGTTGTCTGTGTCGGGCTTGCTGGTCTTGTACTCTCCGTCCTTGTGTTTGCCGTCATTTGGAAACAGCCACTTTGTTATCAGCCTTATCCCACAGATGTACTTCTCAGGCGGTCTGTGCCTTGCTAGGTTTGCCGTGAGCTTTTCTTTTGCCGCCTTGACATCGGGTGGGTCATAAAATATCGGCTTGCCATTTCTTACTGTCACCTTGTGTTCCTGCGCTGTAGCTGTCGGCGGTATCATTGCCATAAAAAATTCAGTCATCATCTTCCTCCTCGCATTTGAAATCTACTCCGTGCCACTTGTGTGACTTGTCATCATACACCAATGCTCCCGACTGTTTGACCATATCCCAAATGTATTTGAGTACCTGCGGCTGTTTCACGAGCCACCAAAGCGTGCGTGATTTTCGATAGTCGAAATCTTCATTAGGCAGCTTATGAAAAAGCGGTGGCATTTTCTTAGCTGCATTAACAACGTCTTGCCTTGCCTTACTTCTTGTTGCTCTCATCTGCGTGTGTTCCTCCTCGCGCGTCATTATTCAAACTACTTTTTTGTCGGGGCGAGTTTAAGCCCCCGACAAAAAGTATTGTTTATAATAATAGATTTGTCTGTCCGACCGACAAACTCGGTGATTTTCGATATTGTCCGACAAGTAAAAAGCTCGATTTTGTCCTGACACTTTCTCGTTTTTTTCCTGTCTGTCTAAAGTTCAAAAATTCGATTTTGTCTTGTCTGTCTACTGAGCTTTTAAGCCACATTCTCCTTCTTCTATCCAAAAGCCACCATGCTCTTTGAGGTATCTTACAACGGTCTTTTCGCTCTTTCCTATGTACTCCGCCAGCTCAGAAATGCGGCACTTACCGTTCTCCTGCACACCGCTGAAAGCTGTTTCAATGCTCTCCTTGCGCTCCTTGCTGCGGTCTTCATTGGTTTTCTTCTTGCTGAAATTCTTCTTCCAATTCGGTGTGATGTCCTCTACCTCGCAGTCTTTAAGCACGCCCACGGTATCCTCTCTGTGAACAGGATAATCAAACCACATATTGAGGGGAGCAAATTTCGGGAACTCTCTCAGCGTGCCCTCTATACGCCATGCCGTGCGGTTTCTTACTGCAAGCTTAGCCTTGTCTATATCGGCCATCATAAGCTTGTACGAGTTCGGGTGCAGGTACTTGTGTGTTATCTCAAGCATTTTTGACGGCGTAACAAGATCGTCCTGTGAACAAAGGTCATCAGTATTTCTGTAAAATCTCCTCATCCAGTTCTCGCAGATACGGCAAACAGTTTCGTCCTCCTGCTGTTTGTAAAGGCTGTCTGAGATGTCAAGCTCTGAAAGGTCAAGAAGTGCGTCAGGGTCACGGGCGAATACTCCTGAACCGCTGGCTCTGTCCATTGAACGCTTACCGCCCTGCGCTCCCTTTGAGTGGTGGTGGCAGTATATGACCGCACAGCCAAGCTCTGTGCATACCTTGTCAAACTGGTTGCAAAAGTGTGCCATTTGGTCTGCTGAGTTCTCATCGCCTGTTATGACCTTGTAGATAGGGTCTATTATCACGGCAATGTAATTCTTCTTGCTTGCTCGGCGTATAAGCTTTGGTGCAAGCTTGTCCATTGGTACGCTGTGACCTCGCAGGTTCCATATGTCTATGCTGTTGAGGTTATCAGGCTCTAAGTGCATTGCGGTGTACACGTCCTTGAAACGGTGCAGACAAGATGCTCTGTCAAGCTCCAGGTTGACGTATAGTATTTTTCCTTTGGTGCATTGCCAGCCAAACCACTTTACCCCCTCAGCTATCGCCACGCACATTTCGATAAGTGCATAAGACTTGCCTGCCTTTGACGGACCTGCAATGAGCATTTTGTGACCCTGTCTGAGAACACCGTCAATAAGTGGCGGTGCAAGCTCAGGCAGGTTATCCCACTCAGCACTCAGGCTCTCAGGGTCGGGGAGATCATCATTGATACTTTCTATGTAATCTTTCCATTCCGAAAAGCTTTCTTTGCCTATGTTCTTGTCAATGATGAACTGTTTCTTGCCGTTCCTCATCACACCAGGCATACGGCTAAGACGTGAGGGATTGCGGTTTTGTTTATCTATGTCAAGACCGCTCTCTTTGCAGACCTTGTAAAGAAAATCAACACGCCTGCGGTATTCATCATAGTTTGGAGCGTCTACCTTGACGATAGCGTGAACGCTCTTTCCACCGCTGTATACAAGCACAGCGATAGGAAGTTCAAGCTCTCTCATCACAGCATTCTGCTGTTCTATAGGCATACTGTCGCTTTCAACAAGAGCATAGCGGTAGTCTGTTACATTCTCGTTCTTTACGCCCTTGCCGTCAAGAGGATTGAAGCGGATCCACGCTCCGGCTTCTTCCTTGTAGTCGCCAAACACCGCACCAATGTCGCCGTTACATTCGCCAAGCCTCTTGATAAGTTCCCCTGCCGTCCTGTCACAGCAGCCCTTTGTTGGCAGATACTTGGTCTTGCCGTCCTTTTCTGTTTCCCACGTTTGCGTAACATAGCCCACGTTCTCTCCTGCTTCAAAGAGTGTTTCAAGATATGTGACTATCTCCTTGACAGGGTCCCATTGAGCAGGCTCGGTGATCGGTATGCCCTCACCGCCGTTTACAAGGGGGCTGCTTTCTTCTGCAACTATCTCGCCGTCCCAATCGTATGCCTTAAACTCATGGGGGCTGTATCCTCTTTCCTTTGCCATTTGCACGATAGTTCCTGCGGTCACGGGCTGAGCATTGCCGTTAAAGCCTTGCCACTTGTGTTCACACTCACCGCTGTGATAACGGCTGTCTGACCTCGACCAACTGTCCCAATCGTTCACGGAATAGCCCTCGTGCTTGAGAGCCATTCCCACGTTGACCCATTCCTGATAATCACAGCTTGCAGGGTCTATGTATTCAAGCATTTTAAGCAAATTTGTGTTATCCATTCACTTCTCCTTAGTTCTCAGGTGTGTATGTTTTCGGGTCGATATCTCTTGGCACTCTCCAGCCATTGGCAGAGATACGAGCTATCATCTTGCTTGCACTGTCAAAGCTCCAAGAGCCAACGTGTTCAAAGCCCTTGCTTTCAAGCAGCCTTATTTGCTTTGGTGTGGTAAGTCCTGCATTGCGGCGCTTTTCAAGGCGGTCAAGGATAAGCTTTGCCTTGCCTGCGTTGTCTATATCATCAGGGAAAATGCCCAGCTTTTCAAGCTTTGCTTTCTGCTTGTCAGTAGCAGGAGCACACTCCCAGCCAAAAGCAGGAACATATGAGGACAAGTCCTCAGCCTGTATGGACATTTCATACTGCAAAGGGTCAACGAGCTTTCGCTTGCGTGTTTTCATTTCTTTGAGCTGCTTTGCCAAAGACTCTTCACGCTGTGCCACAACGTCCTCGCTTGCCTGTTTTTCTGCCTCTTCGATATCCACTGCACAGCCTGCCTCATTGGCAAGGTTTTCGGTCATTTTCTCAGCGACCTCTTCATTCTGACAGATAAGGTGTGCAGGTCTGCAAAGCTCGTGGCGTTCTGTGTGCCACAGAAAGTCGAGCAGTAAAAGCTCTGTCTTTCCCTCGCAAAGTCTTGTGCCTCTGCCTACCATTTGACAGTAAAGCCCACGCACTTTTGTTGGTCTTAACACGATAACGCAGTCAACTGACGGACAGTCCCAGCCCTCTGTGAGGAGCATTGAGTTGCACAGCACGTTGTATTCGCCCTTGTCGAAAGCTTCAAGTATCTCCGCTCTGTCTGTGCTTTCTCCGTTGACTTCAGCGGCGTTGAACCCTTTGCTGATAAGGATATCACGGAACTTCTGAGAGGTCTTGACAAGCGGCAGGAACACAACTGTCTTGCGCTCCTTGCAGTATTTGAGCATTTCATCAGCTATCTGATAAAGATAAGGGTCAAGTGCCGTGTCGATATCACTTGCCTTGAAATCTCCTGCCTGAGTTGATACTCCTGAAAGGTCAAGTTTCAGCGGTATGGTGATAGCCTTGATAGGTGAAAGATAGCCCTCTTTGATAGCCTGCGGCAGGGTGTATTCATATGCAAGACTGTCGAACACCGAGCCTAAGTTCTTCATATCGCCCCTGTCAGGTGTAGCCGTCACCCCAAGCACCTGAGCCTCAGGAAAATGGTCAAGCACTCTCTGATATCCGTCTGAGATAGCGTGATGAGCCTCGTCAATTATTATGGTATCGAAGTAATTTTCCGAAAAGCCTTTGAGCCTTTTCTCACGCATAAGGGTCTGAACTGAGCCTACTACTACACGATACCAAGAACCTAAACAGCTTTGCTCTGCTTTCTCGGTGGCACAGCCAAGCCCTGTTGACTTCATAAGCTTGTCCGCCGCCTGGTCGAGCAGCTCGCCCCTGTGGGCAAGGATAAGCACACGCTTACCCTGCCGCACACATTCTTCCGTAACAGCCGAGAAAAGTATTGTCTTTCCCGTTCCTGTGGGCAGAACTGCAAGGACTTTGTTTATTCCCTCAGACCATTGTTCGAGTATAGCAAGCTTAGCCTCGTTTTGATATGGTCTTAAATTCATCATCAGAACGCACCGGCTTTCCAGCCACCTGTCTGAGCAGGCTGGCTATACTGTGGTGTCTGCGTCTGAGCAGGCTGAACGGTAGTCACATTCTCGTCATAGGCATAGAGTTTCTTTATCTTGTTGGACTGCCTGTCCTCGCCGTCCTTGTTCTTGTAGTTGTCAACGTAGACGTGACACTTGCCCTTTTTGCCTGTGATAGCGTTCCAGTTCATTTTCAGCGGTTCACCGTGCTTTTTAAGTCCCAGTGCCAAGAAAAGTGCTGAGAGTTTCCACTCAAACTTGTTGCAAAGGAAGAAGTTCTCTGTTATCTCCACGCTGTCCTCAGCTCCCCATATGGTGAATGTGACCTTTGCCATATTGCAGGGCGGCACTTTTGCCGACCCCTCGTGTCTTGCACGTTCGTACTTTGCAACGGTGAAGTCATAGTCCCCCTCAGGGAGCAAGACAAAGTCCCCACCCTCGTTGACTATCTCATCTTCCCAGCCGTATTCCATAAAATTATCCATGGTGTTGTCCTCCTTTTAAAATGGTACTTTCTGATTTTCTCTGATAAGCGGCAGCATTTGCTCCCAAGCGCCTATCAGACAGCCCTGCACGAAGTCGTCAGGATAGTTTGTGATAGGAGTATCATAAGGGAAATAGTTTCTCTGAGATACCACAAGACGTATATCCGATTCGCTTACGTTGTTGGCTCTCATAAGGTCTGCAAGCGCTTTCGGTATGCCATCAGGGATAACGATAGGTGGTGCAACGTCCTCAAAGCCGCTGAGATCTGTAAGGGGTTCTTCTGCCTTTGGTGCAGCTGTCGGCTGAGCCTGCTGCAATGTCACTGCGTTTGATGTCTTATGAGGTGGCTGCGGTGCTGCTTTCGGCTGTGCAAGCTGCTCCTGCACACGTCTTGGCATCGGCACAGGCTTAGGCATTTCAGCAGGCTGTGTATACGCAAACAGGTGAGCTATGCCACTATACTCAAAAGGCATTTCAGGCGGAAGTCCGTCACGATTTTTAGCATCCCAGCAAGGGTGATGAGTGGTGTACATAACACGGTCGCCGCCCTGAGCCTTGAACTTCTTGCCGTCCTTATCCACAGCTACTGCATATGTTTTGTAGTTTGCAAACAGCACCATATCTGCCCATTCTTTCACAAGAGGCGATATCTGAGAAGAAGTTTTCTTGCCGAGCTTTAACTCCCAACGGTCATAAGCACCAAGCTCGTCAGGCTGTTCAAACTTTCTCATCTGAGCGTGAGCCGTAAGCACAACGTTGATACCGCTGTCAACTACCTCCTGCAAGAGATTAAGAAACTTGCCTATCTCCTCTTTTTCGTAAACATAGCCGTTGCCGTAGCCGAAATCTTCAATGCCTTTCTTCTGATGTGCCGAGCAGATCATTTCAATGCAAAGCTGTTCAGCCCAATCAAATGTATCAATGACAAGGGTCTTGCAGAGCCTGCCGTTCATAGCTTCCTTTACCTCGTTTTTGAGCATTTCCCAGCTTGTTGGCTTAGGAAAACGTCTGATGTTCAGCTTCTTTGTACTGCCCTCAGTATCAATAAATATAGGGTCGGGGAACTGAGCCGCAAAGGTGGATTTGCCTATGCCCTCAGGACCATATATCACGACTTTTTGTGCGGAGCTTACAACTCCTGATGTTATCTCATACATTAAAATGCACCTGCTTTCCAAGTTTTCGTTTCTGTGTTTTCTTCCTTATCATTGTCCATTGACCTGCCGTCCTCGATAATGATACTGCACTCGTCACCTGTGGAAACTCTTGTGGCTATCGCCTGCAAGCCCTGTTCTTCAAGCCACTTGCCGAAGTCTTCAAGGGTGTCGGTATCCATTTGTTCAAGCTTGTCCAGCAGGACAAAGCCACAGTCAGGGTTGAGCTTTCTCACGATAGAGGTAGCGACGATAAGCTGTTCTGCTCCACTTATACTGTCCCACTTATGCCCGTTATACAGCAACTCTCCGTCCTCAACGGAAAGGCCCTCAAGGGGCAGGTCGGCACTGCCCAGCAGGTCGGTTTTAGCCTGCCTTACGTCCTCTATCTGCTCAGTGAGATATGTATACTGTGAACGGTAGTCCTCAGCGTCTATCTCAGCTTTCTCCCTGTCGAGGTTTGCTCTTATCTTCTTGTTCAGCTCCTCGATATCTGAGATGTTCTTTTCAAGCTCCGCTGTGCTTTCGTCCAAGAGGTTTTCTGCGTCAAGGCTTGCAAGCTTGAAGTTGTTCACTGCCGCTTCATAGCTTGCTTTTGCACGTTCATAGGCGGACTTAGCAATCTCCAACTGCTTTTCGTAGTATTCTTTCTGGTCACGCTTACGCTGATTTTCGCCGTTGCGAGCAAGTATATCCTGCTGCTGTCTGATAAGCTCCGAAGCTGACACAGGCTCGGAAGGAACGTTTGCGTACACAGGCATTTCCTTTGCAAATTTAGACTTCTGGTCAGCTATCCTGCCGATAGCGGTACGCTGGTCATAGAGGGAATGTTCCTTATGCTCCAACTGATAAAGCGTATCGCCCACGCCTATTATTTTCAGCAGAGTTGAAGCTTTTTCCTTGCTTGACTGATTGATGAACTTCGGCAGGTCAAGTGCAAACTGTTCCACAAAGCTGTTGAGCAGCTGCTGACCGCCTTTTTTGCCTGTGCTGTCCGTGACTTTGAGTGAGCTGTTCTTACCCGAACGCTCCACCACGATACCATTGTCGAGAGTGATCTTCAAATGTGGTTCGACAACAGACCCCTCACGCTGAGGAGAGGACGGCTTATACTTGTCACCGCCAAGCGCCCAAGCGATAGCGTCAAGCACAGAGGTCTTGCCCTGCCTGTTCTTACCGCCAATAACAGTAAGCCCATTCTTTGCAGGCTCAAGCTGCACGGCTTTTATCTTCTTGACGTTTTCAAATTCAAGCGAGTTTATTTTTACTGACATTTTTTCATTCTCCTTTCGATGGCTTCAAACTCCTTTTCAAACTCTTGCAGTTCCTCATCTGTCGGTTCGTCCTCAGGTCTGCCCTTATCAAAACCCAACGTACAGCCACTTTCAAAACAACAGCCTGCTAGGTCGGCAGAGCATTCCACGTCATCGCTATATTCACAATATCCCCAAGTACATTCCTGACAGCGCTTCATGACAGGGTCTATACAGCGTGTTGGCAAGCCTTTCATTTGCCATCACCGCCTCTCAACCTCTTGATGTTGTCCTTGAACGCCTCAATATATCCTGTCAGAAACTCGTTCGGATAATCGTCAAGGGCTATTTTCGCCATTTCCTCTATTCCTTCTTGACAAATATCAAGCAATGTGCTATCATCAAGGTGTAATATTGAACCGGTATCTTTTGATACCTCCTCCGAGCTTGTGCTGTTGGCAGACAGTGCAGGCTCGTTTTCTTTTATGTAACGGGTAAAAAATACGCCGCATTTATAGATTTTTTTGTTAAGCGGACATTGTTCACAGTTCATATCTGAATTAGTGCAAACCTCCACCGCCTTTTCAAACTCCTCTTTCGTTATCATCTTTATCCTCCTTAATATTTCCCCATTGTTCAGCCATCGCAAAAGCAATACCTTTAAACGTTTTGCTCCTTACCTTAGCACGATCTTTGCCAGAATGACGTGTTTCTTCCCATGTGCGTGATTTACCATTAGAATATCGTCCAAACAGCTTGCCATTATCAGGCTTGTCCCCTGTATATGTTGGCCGTAGGACAGGCAGCCCCTTTAGCCATAAACACGTCGCCTTTGTGACAAACTGTTCTGAGTCTTCCGGTCCGTTTGAAAACATATATGGGTGAATTATTTGATCTGCCTTTCTGAATACAGTATTCATACGCCCTATAGGGTTTTCCACTGCAATTTTTGGTGCGTTCGCCGACACAATCTGCATAAAAAATACTATTGATTCTTCACGGTGTTTCATACGCTCGACCACCTTTTCAGCAGGTGTGCATTTCAAACTATAGTGGCGTGTAGCCACGTTCGTCAGGTATGTACACGGTGGGTGTGCGATAATCATATCCCATGTTTCAACAGTATGCTGCTTGCCGTCACAGGTGAAGAAATCGGTATTGCCATTGATAATATCCAAAACATCATTGCATATATGCCACTCAGGGTGACCGCCTGAACACATCTGAATGTCGCAGCTATATGCTTCGTGCCCTTTCGCACGGAATGCCTTGCAGACCTCTTGTGATTCTTCACAGGCTATCAGAACTTTCATTGTTCTTATCCTCCTCTTTCTCAAAACGTTTCTCCCAGTGCCTATCCACCACGCTCAGCACAAGATACATCACTACATCTATCCCTGCAAGCACGGCTATTGTTATCAGCAGTATTCCTACGATGCTCATTACCACTTTCCTTTCATTTCAACTTCGACCTTGACTATGGGTCTGCCTGCTTCTATCACTGCACGCTTAATGCTCTCTTCTGCTTCCTCGTAGGCATTTTCTTTTACGCTTACATACCACCTGTACGCTACATACATTGCAAGCACCACCAAGAGCACTACCGCTGCGGCACATCTGATTATCTCTAGTACGGCTATCATTTTCTCACGTCCTTTCCGTAAAGTGTGCGGAGTTTTTTAAGCCTTTTCTCGAAGTTGTCGATATCAATGCCCCACACCTCGTAGGCTATCTCGGTATTGACCGAGTGTGGCAACCATGACTTCACGCCACGCTTTGCCATTTCTTCCTTAACAGCTTTCTTGATCTTGATAGTCTGCGTTTCACCTGTGCTGAACAGCTCCTTGATATCCGCATTGGTTATTTCGGGCTTTTCATAGTACAGCCGCACTGCCATTTCAATGTCAGGTGACCTCAT